GATTTGAGAGATTAGTTGTTCAATGCTCATTTGTTCATTTACCTTTCCACCTAGTCGTTTAAGTGCCTTGCTGTGTCTAGCCACAGCACGACCTGCATCTACGAAATCATCCTCATATGAAAATCTTTTAGGGTCATCAAATTCATGATTGTGCATTTTATTAAAAGCATCTGTTACTTTATCATTAAATTTACCAATATTAGATTTTAATTTGTGTTTCATTAAAACTTTACCAATTGTGCTAAAAGGTCCTTCATTTAACTTATCAATTCTCATTTGTATTGCTCCTTTAAAATCATATGTTTATTTATTGTTGCATGTAATTCTGCGGATTGTATGCTGGGTCTGCATCTTGTGATTGCTCGCTTGGCTGACCTTGTGGAGCTTGTTGCTCAAGTGAACCACCTTGAGCATCCATTTGTTGTTGCATCATTTCTTGTTGCTGTTCACTTTGGAATTGACCTTGAATCTTCCAATTTGGTTGTGCAGAATCATCTGATTTTTCTTTACTCATTCGTTGGTCTTCAAGCTTGATGTCTTCATCAGTCATCATAAGTACATTCTTTTGTACCCATTCTTTACTTACATACTTCTGCAGATAGTCATCAATTTGTTGAACCATTGTGAAACGTGACTGCCATACTTCTTGATTCTTCAACTCAGTGAAGAAGTTGTCTTTTTGGAAATCAAGTTTAATGTATGGTTTTATTTCTTCCCATTCTTCACTGTTGCATACTTGTGTAAGAATAAGTTGAGTCTTCAATGCTTCAATGAGCAATTGACCGAAACGGTTACGCAATCTATCAATGAATTTTTGGAACTTAACTTCATCACGAGAAATAGTTTGTGACTGACCTAATGTAAAACCTGATTCTTGTTGCAATCTGCTCTTAGGAATATTAAGAGATTCATACATCTTTTCTTTGAACCATTCCAATGAATCTAAATACCCAGTTATATTTTGAGCGCCTGCCAAGGTAGAGATTTCTGTACCTTTTCCACCATCACGGCGAGGCATCCAGAAGTCTTCCAACATGGACATATACTTCTTGTCGTTTTTAACGTCACCTGTTTTGGCATCATAAACCATCTTATTACGATAGCGGTTCATAATGTCTTTTAAGTATTGTTCTGCTTTCAACTTTGGCAAGTTACCAACGTCGACGTAGAACACACGACGCTCAGGTGCACGAGCGATGAAGTAAACAACAGTAGCATCTTCCAACATACGCAATTGATTGATTGGTCTAATTGCCTTGTTTAAGTAGCTAAGAATCATGCCAGTATTGTTATCTACAATACCGCTTGATACAAAAATAATAGCATCTTGACTTATTTTCAGGTTCAATGTTGGAGCAAGAGAACCTGAATTTGTTGATTTTGAAACACCGAAACCTGTTTCATTGTATAGATAGTATTCATCTATCTTTTCAATGATATTAGCACCTTCAGTTGTTTTCTTCGTTGTTACTTCTTTAATCTTCTTAACATTTTGTGCATCAAGAAGGACAAGCCTTTGAATACCACTCTTCAAATTATTCTTGTCAACAATTATTTGAAATGGTAAACGACCATCAACGTAAAAACGTTTAAAATATTCAGAAGCTTTAACATCATATTCAAGCAATCTAACAACATCATCAAATGATGTTTGAATTTGGTCTTTGATATTATCGGATACCGACTCCAATTCATCAATATCTAATTTGATAAGTTTAGATGTTTGTTCTTGTGGAATTGCCTCATTTACAATTTCTTGAATTGCAACATCAACTTCTGCAAAAAGAGAAATCTCACGATACTTTCTAATTGCTTCGATTTCTGTTTTTACTTGACCATCTGTATCAAGATATGTACCGAAAGAACCAGCATTGACCATCGCTGATAGAGTGGTAGCAGCTCCATCATCATCAAGTCCTGCAGCCAGTGCACCAGAAAGTTCTTGTTTGGGCTCTTCTTTTTTAATTTGAAGCCCAAACAAGTTTAGAACATCTTCTTTTAATGACATTATATAGTTTTAACTGAGTTAAACAGAACCAAGAGGCGTTGACAAATGAACTTGACCACCCTTAAATGCTTCCGCTTCGAACCACCCATAGGCAAATTCAACTTGGAATTCTTCAACTTGGTCATTTTGACCGAAATTCAATTGAATTGGTGAAACTGCTACAGGCCAAGCGTCTTGGAATGTATATTTCTTTAATGTGATACCATTTCTATCCAGCTGCTCAACATTCATGTTAGTTGTATAAAACAATGGATTTGTAATACCAGAGTTTTCTTGTTTGTTGTTGATTTGTTGCATCCATGATTCCATTGCATTATGAATGTCGAAATCTGTGTCATTTATAACAGTTATTTGCCAATTGTCGAAACGACGCTCACCTGCAAGTTTAACTTCACGTCCACGATACATGACAGGTGCAACACTAATTTGTTGACCAGGAAGTGATGTAGCTGTAACCAAGAATTGTGCTTTATTGGCTGCAACGCTTGCGTTTGAGCCAACAAACTCAGGGAAGTTCAATGTTACACGGAACTGATTACCACGAGCACCACCACCTAGCAATGCAGCTTTAAAATTCAAAATGCTCATTTATTATGCTCCTACAACAGTTGTAAATGCAACGTCTGTTCTTGTTGCAACGAATGAAAGAGTGATGAAGTTAATTGAACGAGCTGGCTTGATATAAACTTCTGCAACAAATTCATTTCTATCAATAATATCACCTGTGTTATTACTAGCGTCACAGCGAACCATGAAATCAGTGATTCCACGCTTGCCTTGAATAGTCTTCAAATATGGTTCAACCATATTCTTGAATTGAGACCTTGTGAAATTGTCATTGAACTCGAACAACATATATTTAGAAGCTTTAGAAATAGCCTTTTCCAACATGATGAACAATCTACGAACATTAACACGGTCGAAAGCAGAAGGTTTTGTTGTCATTGTTCGGTCGCCTAACAATGTAGGACCAGATTCTGGGTCAACAATGACAGGATTGATACCTACAGGGTATAGAACATCTCGGTCTGCTTGATTTGGGTTGTATGCCAATTTCAATGCATTCTTAACTCCACCACGATTGTAGCCACCAAATGAATAGAACGACTCGTTTGTACGGTCTGTTCTTGCAGCCAAACCTGCCATATCACCATTCAATGGGACCCAACGATATTTCTTTGAGTAGCGGTCATAAATGTACTTGAAACCTGTATCCATAAAACCATAAGAACCAATAATGTCAGATACACCAACAGCTGTTTGTTTAAATGTTTTAATAGATGCAGCTGTTGTTGGTCCATCACGGTAAGGTGCGCCAGAAGAATGAGGAGAAACAAATCCAACACAATCTTTGCGAACGTCTACAACTGATTCAAGTACATATGTTTCAATAGCGCCTTGTGCACCAACTGAGAATGCGCCTGTCATAATTAAGTCGATGGAATACAAATCTTTGTTAGCTAGCTTATCATATGCTGATTTGATTTCAGCTTCAGTTGATGATGTTCCTGCTACACCACCAGACAATGTTTGATGGATAAATGCTGTCAATTGAGAGTACGTTTTACCATCTGGAGTTGCTTCATTTGAGATTGTACCAAATGGAAGAATATCTGCACCTGATGTTGATGTTGGGTGATTTGCCCACCAAATGTACTTAGAAGACTCATTGATTACGTTAACGTAATATGTTGTCAAACCTTGATAGTTTACAGCATCAGATGCTTTAGACAGACCTTCAAATTTCTCAAGAACAGTGTATGGTGTACCTGTGATTGTACCAGTTTCATCGTAAACTAATACATGGACTTCATCATTTCTCTGAACACCATCTGATGTTTTGTTTGCAACATATTGTGATGTTGAAGGTGCACCGTTAAAGTATGAAACCAATGAAGTTCCATTTGGGAATTTTGAAATGTTTGTAGTACACCATGCATCAAATGCACTCCATGTAGATGCATCAACAACCATTACACCGATACCATTGCCTACGACACCTGGGTTTTTGGCAATAAACTCACCAGCAGCTGTTCTCTTTGTCCCATTCATTGATTCATACTCATCACGATTTACAATGTCAACAGTTGATACACCAGTTGACACTGCATTCATAACACCAGTATTACGAGAACGTACAACGTAGCAAGCATTTGTATAACGCAAGAATTCAGCAACAGTGTGCCATTCATTTGCGTTTATGTCATCTGGCTCGCCAAATGTGTCAACAAGTTCTTTTTCAGATGAAATAAGAACAGGTACTTCAATTGGGCCTTTTGTGAATCGGCCTGCAATTCCACCAACTGAACTTGATACTGATGGAATAATTTGTGAAAAATCTTTTTCTTTAATTTCACGTCCTGGAGATAATAATGCCATGTGTTGCTCCTTAGTTTAATAGGGTATTTCTGTAATTGCTTCTTCTATTTATTGTTTTTGTTGTCCTTGTTTAGACCTAACATCATTCAACAAACCTTCAAGTTGTAATGCATAAGACTTCAAGTCAATCAAATCTTTCTCTGCATTTTTTCCTATGATATTGAATGTTGTTCCACCATCACTAACTAATGTTGGTCTAGGTGGCATTTTTATGTCAATTTGTTCATATGTTTTAACATAAACAGTTTTATCGGGACACCAGGAACAGCAACCTGAAAGTATAAAACATGTAATTAAAATAATAAGCAGTTTCATTTTGAATTAAATTCCTTTGCAACATTTTGAGACGTCACTGCTATGAAATTCATAGCTTCTTCACATGACTTAGAGTCTGGTCGATTCTCAATTTCACCTTTCAATGCTCGGTTTTCTGCTTCCAATTTCTTGTTTTTTGCTGAACGATATTCCAAATCTGCTTGTAGTTTTTCACGAGCCAAACCTGAATCAATAATTGATTGATTCTGCTTTTGAATTTGAATTTGTTGTGTTGCTATAGTTGTTTTTTGCTCTTGAATAGTAGACGTCAAATCATACCAGTACCAAAGAACTCCTAAAATCAATAGAACAGCAGAACCTATTTTAATTTCATTTATATAAGGTATCATTTTTCAACTTTTCAAGTTTATGCTTCAAATTTTTAAGTTTATACTTTGTTGATTTTACTATGGTTTCATTGTCAGTTACACCAGCAATTGTACCAGTTGCAACACTCATTGCAGGTACATCTTCATTCAAATTTTTTGTAATGATTCCATCATTTCTTGACATAATTCAATTTCCGAGTTATTTACTTCAACATCTGGAATGATATTTGGCATCCTATTCAAGTATGTTAATATTGTCTTTAACTTGTACCAATCACATTTTTTAACTTTATAAAACATCATTTTCACACAAGCATCATTTTCAAATATGTTAAGAAGAGTCATAACATTATTCAGTAGAAGATGTGTTTCAATTGGACCTATTTCTCTTGCAGTCAACCTTGCAAGATTTGAAAATTTACTTAAGTCTTCATCAAATTCAACCAATGTTTTGCAATGAGGGTTGTCATATGCTTTCATTGCAACCATAATAAAATTATCTCGATTGAGCATCTACTTAAATAGTACTTGTCATGTATCCATTTCCACCAACAACATACCATTTAGAAGTTGAAGAGAAATATTGTAGTAATATAGATTTGCCAACTGTATCTAATGTAATTGTGTTAAAACCTGCACCAACAAGAGTAATGGTTGCAGTTTTACCTACATCTATTGTATTTAGAATTATAGATTTTAACTGACCATTCGCCCCGGCAGACATTGAAAACAAACCATTTACACCAGTGTTGCATACTATTAATGTTCCAGCTCTTAAAGGTGAAACAATTTTTGTTGAACCATTTGTTTGGTCGGATGAAGTGTAAGTCAATGTTTCTGTTGATTGAACTAATACACCATCTGATACATCTGAACCAATTTGAGCATTTCCATTCACATGAAATTTTGACTGTGGAGAAGATGTACCAATACCAACTTTGTCGGTGCTTGAGTTCAAATGCAGTGCATTTGCGTCATTCTTTGATGCGACAGAGAAATCGACTGCTAACTGAGCAGGGTTTATTCTTATGTTGTCATTAGAATTAAGATTTTTCAGAAGGTTGGAAATCGTTGATACTTTATTAACACCATCTTGAACAATCATCAAATTGTCGGTTGATTTAATAGTTGAGGCAACCGACATTTGACTTAATTTTATTTTAGGCTGAGCCATGCTTCACCTTAGGCAATAACAACGCTGTTTGAACCTACAACATACCACAAATTATCAATATTCTGCAATTTGACAGAATCACCAGCTGCATTAAAAGTAACAGTTGAAACACCAGAACCAGCTGTGATTGTCAATGTTGATGCGAATACACCTGTGCAAACGATGGTTTTTTCCATACCATGCGTTCCAGCTGCAAGAGTAAATGCACCTGCAGCTGAAATTTTTGTAGTCAATTTATTAGTTGCAACCGCCCCTGCAACCGTCAAATTTTCAGATGCTTCATTGATGATAATTCTAGATGGCATTTTAAGTGCCAAAGTTTCAACATCAATCTTCAATGAATTACCTGCCTGAGTCAACAGCAAATAATCTGTTAGATTAAGAGCTGTTGCTGGATTAAGTGCTGATACTGTTGAGTCTGCCATAATTAATTACCTATTAGTTTGCAGTTGCAGTTGATGTATTAGGTGCTGTGAACGAAACTGTTACAGGTTGACGTTTGTTAGCTGGCAACACATCAGCA